CGCTGATGTGGAACTTTATCCGAGGGATCATCCATCATGTCGCTAACGGGGCTAGACTCGTGTTCACACGATCAGCTAACCGGAGCGACGGCACGTTCATAACCACTCATGTGGAGATCGGATCGTGCCCAAAGAGTGAGGCGCCCGAAGATCGGACGCTTCCATGACACTAAGTGCGTTTACGAATCTCCCTGGCTATTGGAACCGTCAACACCCTTCTGGGATGAAGACGTACCATAAGCGTAATTACGGGGATCTCGCGGGCACAGTCTACCACGGCTACCTTGCCGGACCAACTGTGAACGATGAGAGCTTCAAAGCGCCGACCACGAGCGGGGGTAAACCCGGCGAGTGGCGGAAGCCTACGAAGTATTCGAGGTGCATCGCGTCCGTTCAGACTATCTCTTGCCACAAAATGGCTTGGTCTGACTGGTACGCTGATGAATCCCTAGAGGCCGAAAGTGGCTTCTGGGAGCTAGTTGGTGTACCCAATGGGGTCTTTGACTCCGCTGGACGTTTCGATGTGTCGTCGTCGGTTGTTGATCGCGCGCTGACAGAGGCCCTTAACAAGATTAGTGATCAAAAGATCAATCTTGCGGTAGCACTGGCAGAAAGCGGAAAGGCAATCGACTGGTTGGCTGGAAAGGCTTCACAGCTTGTCCATGCTTACCGGCACTTGCGCAAGGGGCAATTCCGTCAGCTGTACGACTTGTTGGTGGGGTATCGTAAAAGGTCACGCAAGCGAAAAGGAAGGAAACTTCCCCCGGTTGCGAGAGACTATAGCGGTGCCTCCTCTGGCTGGTGGTTGCAGTATTGGTATGCCTTCATGCCCCTTGTGTATGACGTTCATGGAGCTGCTGAACAGATTGAAACTGGCTTCCGTAAGAAGGACCAGCTCTTCTCTGTTGAGCGTACGGTTACACAACCGCGCTCCACCCCCAGCCCTTTGACCTTCTCGGCGTGGGCTCGTCAAGAGTTCGCAACGTGGACTTCAGGTAAGTGTACTGAGTCTTGTCGTGTCAAACTGTGGGGACGGGTGGCTCAGCCCGAGCTGGTAAAACTTAACCAGTTAGGCTTTGCTAATCCCTTGCTCATCGCATGGGATCTAGTCCCGTTTAGCTTTGTTGTCGACTGGGTATTGCCCATCGGGCGGTACCTGAACGGCCTCACGGCTACGTTAGGTGTCGACTTCGTTTCGGGACATAGTACTCGAGTAGTACGGGGATCGTGGGAGGCCTATCTAGGCGCACCACTACCCGATAGCATTCATGCTAGGAACTACTCACATAGGCGCTTTATCGCACCTGGAAGGTGTAAGATGGAAGTCTATGCTATGGACCGCACTCCTCTACTTGGTTGGCCGAGCTCTTCGATGTTCGTCAAGAGCCCGTGGTCGACTAAGAACGTGATCACCGCCATAGCGCTGATCCTCTCACTCAAATGAAAGGGGCAAACATGCCCGCATTCCAAAACCTCATCCTGACGGATAGGGCAGCTACCCCGGTTGCGAAGACATTCGCGCCGATTGAACGGAATACCCAAACGGGGGTCGTGACCGTCGCACACAGTGACGACGGTTCGGTGCTTGCTCGGAAGAAGTTGACTTTGTCTACCCGTAAAGTGAACGGGAAACGCAAGGTACGCATGCTTCTGCAGGTACCAGTAGTCCAGACAGAGACCATCAACGGCATTGCTTCGCCGCGGGTGGTCAGAGAGATCTATATCGACGCAACTTTCACTATCCCGGACACGTCGTCCGATCAGGAGAAGAAAGACGCGATTGGTATGTTCCAGAGCGCTTTCGATTCGTCGAAAGTCCTCGTGAATGACACGATCATCAAAGGTGAAACCATCTGGTAACACCGCCGGCGGTTCGTCCGCCATCGTGTAACGATCGATCTCATATGTGAGGATAACCCACAATGTCTAGAACAAAGTTTGGACAAGCACCTCTTGCTGTGCATGATGAGTTCTGTGATTTGGTCTCTGACCTGATCAGTTCCTCCGCTAGTTTCACCAGTGTCACACGCTTTGCGGGTGACTCTTTAGATCCGACTCTTTCGGGTCTGTTCTCCTTTCGCTCGGCTTATCTCTCAAGAGAGGTTATGTCGAAGTTTACAGATAAGGGGACGACTAGTCCGGAGACTCGTCGTGAGCGGGCCATTGACAAGTGGCTTGCTACAGAGGCACGCAACCTAAAGACCAATTTCCGCATACTTACGCGGAGGACGACTTTCGGTTCACACCGTCTGTCAAGTGTCCAGGTCCTAAATTGCGCTTCCCGT